GGCCTCTTCCTTACTTCATTGGAGAGCCTCTTATGTTCGGCGTCGACGATCTGCTCGTAGGCGGGCTATCTGCCGCCTCATCTCTAACTACTAATCTCTTCAATAAAAATAATCAGGAGGAGACGCAAAAATTCAACGCTGCGGAAGCGCAAAAAAACCGCGACTTTCAGGAGCGTCTATCATCAACTGCATATCAGCGTTCTATGGCTGATATGAAAGCCGCCGGTCTGAATCCAATTCTCGCGTATCAGAAGGGGGGCGCAAGCACCCCCGCCGGCGGCCAAGCTTCCGGTCAAGCTCTAACCTTCAATGATTCCGGCGCTGCCGGAATCTCCTCTGCCCAACACAATCGGCGGTTAACTCCCGAGATCGCTAATATGGCTGCTCAAAACGAAAATCTAAAAACTCAAAACAATCTACTCAACGCTCAAACTTCTCAAGCCTACTCTGCTGCAAATCTTAATGATGCTACTCGGCAAAAAACTACCGCCGAAAAAGATATCCGCATTCAAGAATTAGCTCCGGCGGAGCGAAATGCCATACAGGCAAAACTTGAGGCGGAAAATCTAAAGACTGGCCTCGGCCAAGTCGCAGCTCGTATCGGTCACGGTGCGAGCTTAATCAAACCAGTCGCCGATACCATCAACTCGGCGGCTAGACTAACACCCTTCGGTCAACGCTTTCACTGGTGAAAGGATTAGCTAATGCGCTATCAAGGTCTCAATTCAAATGGTGAAGAACTCTCGTCCGCCTATGTCGAACATGATCCGAAGGATTATGGGACTGCTTCTGGTGGACCCTCGCTCGCGCGGCAAGAATTTGCCGACGAATGCGATATCAACAATCTCATGGCACGGTACGAAGCTACCGGCTCGTTCTCTCACTTCAACCGGGGGGAACCCCAATATCTCGACGTCTCGGCGGTGCCGAACCTCGCGGAAGCGATGGATGTCGTCGAGCAAGCCCGGCGGGCTTTCATGACGCTTCCCGCCGCTGCGCGGCGGGAATTCGACAATGATCCTGTTCGATTTGTCGATTATGCGTCTAATGGCTCTCCGGAGGCGCTGGAGCGCCTTCGGGGGTGGGGGTTGGCTCCCCCTGCGCCAGAGGCGCCAACGCCGCCAGCGGCCTCGGCAGAGCCGCCTAAGGCGTAATCTAGGGTACTGGATACCCTTTTAAAAAAAATCAGGCCCCCGTGCGCGGGGGCCTTTGCACATATACTTCCTTGTTGTATATGTGCGGAGTGACACCAGTCACGGTGAACCGGAGGTTCTAAAAATGTTTAGGCACAAAATGGGCCGTTCTAATTCAAAACATCAGTTCTCGCACCACGCTGCACGAACGCACAAAAAAAATCTGCGGGACAAACCAATGCGCGGCGGTATCAGGCTCTGAACCGTGCCGTGCTACGGCCCGCTAACAGCCTTCAAGCCGAAGGCTGGCGTCGACGATCGACGCCTAGTCTTTCGTAAAGACAAATCCGAAACCGGCATCGCCCTCAAGGTTCCTTGTGGTCGTTGCGCCGGTTGTCGGCTCGAGCATTCCCGTCAATGGGCAATGCGCTGTATGCACGAAAAGCGATTGCATCGCGACAGTGCATTCCTCACGCTAACTTACGATAACAAACACCTGCCGTCAGGCGGTTCTCTCGTTAAGCGTGATCTACAACTCTTCATGAAAAAATATCGGAGGATGGCAGGAACCGGGATCCGGTTCTTCGCCTGTGGCGAGTACGGCGAGAAGACCGCTCGTCCACACTATCACGTTCTGCTCCTCAACTCTGATCTGCAGGACAAACAATATGCAAAAATGGCCGGTTCGTTCCGGCTCTACTTCTCCAAATCGCTTCGCGAAATTTGGGACAAAGGCGACCACTACATTGGCGAAGTTACCTTCGACAGCTGTGCTTATGTGGCTCGCTATTGCATGAAAAAAATTACTGGGCCTCCGGCGGAGGCTCACTACAAAGGGCGTCAGCCCGAATTCATCGTCATGTCCCGTCGACCGGGTATCGGCGCGGGCTACTTCGAAAGGTATGGACATGAAATCTATGCACACGATTCCGTCATTATTAACGGCGTGGCTACTTCTCCCCCTCGTTTTTACGATCTGCGTTATGCCGCTACTTCTGGGGCTGCAAGCAATCATCTCGATCTACTTAAAGTAAAGCGTAGGCGTAAATGTAAAAACAAATCTGATAGCACATCTGCACGGCTTCGCGTGCGCGAGCTCGTGGCAATGGCTAAACTCAAACTCAAAGCTCGGACAATATGAAACTTAAAATCTTCTCGGTATTCGACGCGCCGGTCGGCGCATATCTTCAACCGTTCTTCTGCCGTTCAAACGGCGAAGCAATCAGGAGCTTTCAGGATGCGTGCAACGATGGCAAAACTCAGTTCGCTCAGCATCCTAATGATTACACTCTGTTCTATCTTGGTGAGTGGGACGATACTGGCGGCGTGCTCGATACGAGTACACCAGCAAGAGTCGGCTCCGCCGCGGAAATGATCGTCAAGGCAACGTAAACTCACCTCTAATCTCGAAAGGAAAACGTCTATGAAATCCGTTATGGCTCACCAGTTTTCGCAAGTGCCGAAAGCTGATATTCCTCGTTCCTCTTTCGACCGTTCACACGGTCTTAAAACTACGTTCGACGCGGGCAAGCTGATCCCGATATTCGTGGATGAAGCTCTACCCGGCGATACGTTTAATCTCTCTATGTCGATGTTCGGTCGCTTGGCTACGCCGCTGCATCCGATCATGGATAATATGTTCATCGACACTTTCTTCTTCTCTGTTCCGTGCAGGTTGGTTTGGAGCAACTGGCAACGGTTCATGGGTGAACAGGACAATCCAGCGGACTCAACGTCGTTTGTTATTCCGGTCGTTACTCCTCCAGGGACGGGTTTCGCCGAAGGCGGTCTCGCCGACTATCTCGGCTTACCAACAAAAATCACCGGACTGACCGGGATCAATGTTCTCCCTGCGCGGGCCTACAATCTTATTTGGAACGAGTGGTTTCGGGATGAAAACCTTCAAAACTCTGTTCCGGAAAATAAGGGCGACGGCCCTGATGCTTCTACTGACTACGCCGTTCTTCGTCGTGGTAAGCGCCACGATTATTTTACTTCTTCGCTTCCTTGGCCTCAGAAGGGTCCCGCCGTTACGGTTCCGGTGGGTGGTTCTGCTGCTGTGAAAACTAGCGCAACCGCGCAGATCAGCGGAGCGCAAAATCCTCTCACGCTGCGAACGGCAGCGGATGGGACTGTCACTGGTGCTCATAACAATCTGGCGTGGGCGCAAACTACCGGCAATATGGCCGGTACTACTGTTCTAGGCGGCGCGATGGGTGTTCCGGTTTATCCGAACAATCTCTATGCCGATCTTTCGGCTGCGACCGCTTCAACTATTAATCAGCTCCGGCAGGCCTTCCAAATCCAAAAAATCTATGAGCGAGACGCTCGTGGCGGTACTCGCTATACGGAACTCATCAAAGCTCACTTTGGTGTAACCTCACCGGACGCTCGTCTGCAGCGTCCGGAATATCTGGGTGGTAATTCCACTCCACTAAATATCAACCCAATCGCTCAAACTTCTTCAACTTCTGCTCAACCTACTCCTCAGGGCAATCTCGCTGCGATGGGGACATTCTCTGCCTCTCATTCAGGCTTCACTCACTCCTTCACCGAGCACTGTTATGTGATCGGACTTGTCTGCGCGCGCGCGGACCTAAACTATCAGCAGGGGTTGAACCGTCTGTGGTCCAGATCCACGCGGTTCGACTTCTACTGGCCCGCTCTGAGCCACATTGGCGAACAATCGGTGCTCAATAAAGAAATCTATGCTCAAGGTACGTCTGCCGACGCCTTGGTCTTCGGCTATCAAGAACGCTATGCTGAATATCGCTACAAACCTTCAATCGTAACCGGCAAAATGCGTTCAAATGCTACGGGTACCCTTGACACTTGGCACCTCTCTCAAAACTTCACGGGCCTACCTGCTCTCAATGCTACGTTCATTCAAGATGATCCGCCGGTAGCGCGGATCATCGCGGTTCCTTCGGAACCGCAATTCCTCTTCGACGCTCACTTCAATTATAAATGCGCCCGGCCTATGCCTGTTTATGGCG